TGGGCCTTATCAAATGCTTCTGCTAATTTTCCAAATATCTGGAATTTTACAATCCCTCTTGGAATGTCTTCTGGTTTCTTTGCTCCAATTAAATTGTTCAGAGCAATAAGTAAACTTTCATCTACTTCTTTTGATCCAATGATTGTTTTACCATCCTTATCAAATTGTGGTAATCTTGCTTTCCATGTTTGTATTTTTATTTTTCTCATCTTTTTCCTCCGTTCTATTCAAATATTAATAAAAAAATAAAAAATATTTTATTTAAGTTCCTGTTGTGCCATAAACATTAACATATCCAGTAGCTCCTGCAGGTGTTTTAACCAATATTTGTGCTTTAATGGTTGTTGCAGCCCCACTTTCTGTGGTTACACAGCATGTAGTTGCATCATCAAAGTCTGCGAAGAACGAATGTGCTCCATCAACTTTAATTACATTGGTCATTGTTCCACTTGAGTTATACGAATGGAATGAATTTGTTAAAGTTCCACTTGAATTTACTCTATATCCAGAATCTAATGTTGCACCTGCCTTTATACCAATATGATAACCAGCACTATCTACAGTTAATGCATTTGTATGCAACCAACTAACGTAAAATCCTACTAACTTACCATAACCAGTTCCAGCACAAGTAACATCGCCACTTCCTGAAATATTAGTTCTAACTCCTGCTATAAATCCAGATTCATCTAATGATATTGTAGCACTACCAGTATTCATTACTGATGTTACACCATACATTCCATTAACAGTTGATGCACCAGCAGCACTTACATTAGCATAAAAAGCGTAAGCAGTGTCAGCAAAACCATTTAAAACAATATCGCTTCTAATTCCTTGCATATATCCTCTTAAACCAAGAGTAGCCTTATCGTTTGAACTTGTCTGTGTAATTGTTGAACGAATACTATACAAATCCATATCTACACCAGTATTTGCTGTTGCTCCTGCATAGTTATATGTAATTCTTAATGGATACATACTTGTATCTGCAACTACTGTTGGTGTAAAAGTTGTTGCACCATCAAAGTCTGTTGTACTCTCAAATACTGCTGTACCGTTTACGGTTAAAGTATCTGTAGAAGCATCGCCGAAGGACATATCTCCTTCAATTGTCATATCGTTTTTTATAATAGCATTTCTGCAGGTAAGTGTACCTGAATGCCATCCAAATCTTTTGTTCATTTTTTACCTCCGAGTATTACCTCCTCAACATTTTAGTTGGCGAGGGTAAAAATAATAAAAAAAAATTAAAAGTCCTTAAGCATCAAGAACTTCCATTACTTGTAATGCTGTTCCCTGCAAGACATTTATGTCATAACACATATCTAAGTATACTCTATACTCTGCCCTTTCCTTGTCATATTCAAATTCAAGGGTTGGCTGTTCTCCATATGCTATTCCGTATGCTACTCCTGCTTTGAACAAGTAACAATAATGGCCATCAAGTGAGTTAAAACTTGCTGCTCCGCATTGTTCTGTAGAGATAACCTTTATTCCAAGGTATTTTCCTATTTCTCCGTTCATAACAATTTCATTACTGCCATATTCTGCTGCATTTGTAAACTGAGAGTCCTTAAGTAAGGCTTCTTCACATACTGATGGAATTGCCAATACAAATGGTTTGTCGGATTCTGGAACCCATCCATTTGATTTAAGTACTCTGTTAGCTCTAACAATTAGGTCAGGGTCTAATACATCTCCTGCTACAAGTGCTCCTACAGATGCTCTTAGTCCACCAAATAATACTGCATTAGTAGAATCTGCTAATAGTGCTGTATTAAATGCTGTATCTATTGTAAGTGCAGAATCATAAACCATCTGCTCTCTTGCATGTTTAACAACATCTACCTGTGATGTCCTTACAACATCTTTTGCTATTGCTACTCCAAACTTATGTGTTGTTGGAGTAAATACAACTGTTGTTAAGTTGTTTATTGCAGTCATTGTTCTTGTTGTTGCCTGTGCAGTTGTATCATTAAAATCAAGATTTGATGTGTATAATGGTACTGCTACATCTTTGTTTCCCTTTGGTGCATTTACTTTATAAGCAAACTGCTCAAAGTACATTTTCTTTTGGGCAAACTTTAGCAATTCTTTTAGCCATACTTTACCTACAACTCCTGTTGCTATAGAATCAAATCCATCTGTTGCAGTTGTGGTTGCGTTTGTTGTTGCGCCAAGTTCTTGTATTGTCTTTTTCATTTTTCCTCCTTATTCTGTTTTATTAAGCACATTTAAAAATGCTTCATCAAGATTTTGTTCTACTTCCTTCTCTTGATCTATTTCTGATAAGATTTGTTCTCCTTTTTCTGAAACCTTATCTGGTTCGTTGAGTTTCATTGTCAATGCTGTCACTTTATCGTTAAGCTCATTTATTGTCTGTTCCATCTTCTCTGTATGTTCACTCATTTTTTCCTCTTTTGGAACTTCTTCTTCTTTCTTTTCCTCTTCTGGTTTCTTTTCTTCTGGTTTCTTCTCTTGTAATAGTTGAGCTAACTTAATTATTTGGTTAACAACATCCATATCAGCCATTTTCATATCAGCCATTTTTACTTCTGGTTTAGATTCTTCCTTTTTAGGTTCCTCTTCCTTTTTAGGTTCCTCTTTAGGTTTAGGTTCTTCTTCTGCCATTGATGCAGAAGCTCTTTTTACAGCATCTTTCCAGCTCTCGCCTTCTTTCCTAATCTCTTTAGCTTTCTTTAATATACCACCGAGATTTGCATTTTCTATTCCTTCCACAGCAGATAATAATTCGTCTGTTTCGGACATTTGTGTTTTAACTGGTTCTTCAGCTGCTACTGGTTCCTTAGCAGGTTCCACTACAGGTACTTCTTCTTTGGATTCCTCTACTACTGGTTCTTCCTTAGCAGGTTCTTCTTTAGGAACATCTTCTACTTTTGGTTTTTCTTCATCCATTTTTACCTCCATATTGTTTATATAAGCAGTTTTAACTGCTGGATTGATAACCACACTAAAGTTATCATACAGAAAACTTAACATTTTATTGTCTTCCTGCTCTCCATGAACTTTTGGTGAAATACCCATTTTAGCACCATAAGCAAGCTTTTGTGCTGTAGGTTTATCCACTATTACTAAATCACCTATTAAATTACCTCCATCCATTCTGGGGTTTTTTATTTCTCCAATCCATTCTTTTGTAGACCGGTCTAAATGATCTAAAAATAAAGACCTATTTTGTTTTTCATCCCACCTTGTTTTGATATATGCATCATTAATTGCTTTGTCAGAATAATAATAATTATTCCAAACTCCAGGGCTCATCAATGTTTTATCCTTAATAACATAAGGTATTTTTATATTTTCAATATCAATACTTTCTTCAGGGCTGTTTGACTTTACCTTTTCAAGTAATTCTTGAACAACTGGCTGAGAATGTATTTCTTCAATAGGTATATTATTTGCCATACCAGGATAGACAATTTTTCGTATTTAAATAAATTTCTTAAAATTTGTTAGAATTATAACAGATTTAACTTCTTCTGGTATCTCCAAACGGTGTTCATAGACCTGTTTATAGTTTCTGCAATCTGTCTGCGACTGGAACCCTCTTTTGTTAAATTTAATATTTTTTGCATTTCATCAACTGTAACTTCTGTTTGACCTACTTTTCTTCCTTTCAAATTAAATCACCTTTATTGCTATTTTTTGGGTGCTTCTATTATCTCCTTCTTCCATTTCTTCCCACCAACATCTGAAATACCTGTAGTTCCTGTGGTGGTTGCAGATGGTGTTGCCTCCAATTCTTCACATTTTAAAACCACTAACCAATCAGAATTTTCACCATCTTTTTTATATTTACTATTATATTTTTTTATAACTGTTCCATTTGATCCAGAAAGATTTCTACAAAAGTTTATTGTTTTATTTGAGTCTGATTGGCTTGTAACAATAATACTATTTGTTTCTTTAATATGCTTACCAAAATTTATATTGTGTAAGATTCCTTTTCTTTCATACCATGGTTTATTTATTAAATCTTCTTTAGAATATAACATATCAAAAGCATAAAACTTTAATTCAGATTCATCAAGATTATTTGTATTATCAATATAATTTGCTATTTTTGATCTACCACCTTCAGAATGCACAATATTTCCATCAATAACAAAATCTCCATTTATTAAATCTTCTGCTTCATTGATTATTGTTTCAAATTTATTACTAACATCCTTTTTTTGGTTTGAATACAACTTAATAGAATTTCCATTTTTAATTAAAATGGCCCTATAACCATCATATCTTTGTTCAAGAGCATATTTCTCTTTTTTTTCAAACATAAACTTTGTTGCTTCTTCTGCATCCTTAAATATCTTTTTTGATTTCATAGGATAAAATGGATTTAACTCATTTAACACTAATGGTTCTTCCATCATTTTAATAATTTTTAAGGGCATAATTCTTTCTAATTTTAAATCATATAATGGAATATATGTATGATGTGGCACTTCTGGTTCTCCCCAAATAAAATTAATATTTTCTTCAAAGGATAGACTTTTTAGTATTTTAGTTTCCATAGAGTTTTTTATAAATTCTGGTGGTTGGTTTAACCTAATTAAAATATCCATCTTGCCAGGATTATTACCTTCAACAATTGAAATAAAATCTTTTATTACTTTTTTATCTTCAAACTCTTTTAACAACTCTGGGTTAGATAAATCTTTTGTATCCCCACCTACAACCTTGCCATACAATTCTTTTGAATACTTTTTCATATATTCTGGATCAAATTTAATATTTCTTTTCTCCAATTCTAAATAAACTGATTTAGCCAAATTTATTATTTTATCAAAAGGTTGTTTTACTTGAAGGCCCATCTTTTTTGATGAATACAAAGTATTTAATATTTTCCAATTATCATTAAGGGATGGGTTATTTAATCTTGATGTAATCTCCCCTGAATTAATTAATTCTTGTTTTTCATAATTCCATTCCTCTATGAATATCTTATCAGAATTATTTTTTAATGAAATCTTTTTTGGAATGTCATACCTTTCAGCTAAATCATAAGTATAATAATATAATATTTCTTTATAAGGCCACCATTTCTTTCTTTCATCTTCGCTTATTTTATGTTTATCTTCAAGATTACTAAACTCTTCTAAATTTATTTTATCTGGTCTTTTAAGTCTAATAATTCCATAACAAAAATCCTTATCCATTAAATATAAGAATTTATCTATTTTGATATTATATAATTTAGGCATCACCATTGCCTTTTTAATTCCAGAATAAACTTCAGATGCGCACCCAATTACAAGCCCTTCATTTATGCTATGTAATACTTGGGATACATGCTCTTTCATTTTGATAACTTTATTCCCTTTTGCTATATTAAACTTGGTGTCGGCACAACCATGAATTTCTTTCCAATATTGTTCTACAGATTCTATTGCATTACCTGGGTAATCATTATTAGAAATAACTATTTGTTTTGGGTTTATTTTAGAATATTCTTGTAACTCAAAAGCTAAATCACTATCAAGAGAATTAAACCAATTACAATTACTGGTTATTATTAACTTACAATTTTCTAGTTCTTTTTGAGTAGCTACTCCACCATTCAAAAAAACAATATCAAATAATCTTACACCCCCACCAGCACTAAAAGGTGTAACTGTCATATTACTTTCCTGAAATCTCATTGTTACTCCAGGCTGATAATACATTATCTCAAAATAACCTAAATCAAGATTATACTTTTCTTTTAACTTATCTGCTAATTCAACAGGCATAAGGGTAACAATTTGACCAAGATCTTTTTTTGATAACCATTTAATAAGGTTAGGCATTCCATCTGGTTCCGGTTCTTTAGTTAAAATAAGACAATTAATTTCGGGAATATCTTCTTCTTGTAATTTTTTGTCTATATTGGAAGTTAAGTCTATCAAGAAATTTCCATGATTTGTTCTTACTACTAATGCATTTTGCTTTCCTTCTTTTAATAGTACTGCTTCCATTATAACTTTTCCACTTTCTGTATAAATTTAGTAAGCTCTGCTGAGTCTAAAACCCCTGCCTTAACATAACTAATAAGCCTTTTTGCCTTATCATTTAGTTCATTTGCACCAATAACATCCCATTTAAGGGTAGGAACTTCTTTGAATCCTTCTAAATCACAAATGGGCTTAAACATATACTTTCTTATGCTATCTACAGTTTTATCAATAATATCCCTTAATGTAAGTTGAAACATTCCTTGCTGATTTCCTAATGTTGCTCTATTAGTTGCTTCACCACCACCTGTACAAAATGGTTTGGGTATTCCTAACCCTGCAATTTCTTGGTCTTGAAAGTATTCTAAATGTTCTCTTAACCTTTCAGATTTTTTACTTTCAATTATTGAAAGGTCTGTAAAGTAAGGAACTGCTAACTCCTGCTTAAAGCTTGAATCTTTTAATTTATCTAAAGTATTCTGCACTTGTTGAGGTGTTGGTTCATGGTTTGGATCCCCTATTTTAGCCAAGAATGTTGGAAATCCATGTCTCCATATTGCATTTGCTAATGCCTCTTCTATATTTAGCTTTCTTAATGATGTTTTATAAATTGGTTCTATTAATCCAATTGGATAAAATCCATCACCAATAACAAATAATTTTAACATTGCTATTCTTTTTGGAGCAAGATAAATAGATCCAGGAGTCATTGCACATCCATTATTTTGTAGTTCCATTGGTAATTCTTGATTTTTTCTTGGTTCTACACCATAAGGCAATTTCTCAACATATCCCAAAGGGTTCCCATATGCACTTAGAGCTATTTGTTCATTCGAGGTTTTTAAGTAATCCATCTTTTTTGGATCAATAGTATCCCAATCAACAATGGTATTTCCTCTTTTATTATAAACATTTTCTACCCATGATTTTCCATAAATTAATTGGTATTTATAAATGGTAGATAACAACTCTTCCCAAGTTGTGTTTGAACCTGAGCTGCCTAAGTTATTAAAGAAGTTAAGAAAATAATCTTTTACTTTTGGATCTTTAGCAACAAGCTCATGTTCAGCAGACATTATAGTTTGAACTATCTTATTAATTCCATTAAATATTAATGGGTTATGTAAATAAGTAAGTTCTAACTCACTTGCTGGAACTCTTTGAATTATGGGTGTTGTCTTTTGGGATTTTGGAATTCCATTGCTTCCCATCCCACTTAATATTTTTGGCTGTGAATTTGAACTTAAATAAACTTCCTCAATTGTTCTCATAACTAATCACCTATTTTAATGTTTTACACTTAACTATTATCCTTGGCATTTCTTCCTTAATAAAATAAAAAAGAAACCCCATGGCCATTATATTTCTAAATCCCATCTCTATCAATCCAAACAATGTATAAACTATAAAATTTAAAACTACCCCATATAAAAATACAGCCATAAAAAATTCTACTGACCAATCAATTTTAATTTGATATTTTTTATAAAAAGAACTTACTCTTTTTTTAAAGTTAAATTTTAATTTTTTAATTTTATCTTTAATCTTAAGACATCTTTTTTTTATATTGCTCTTACAATTTTTTAATATTTCATGCAATATTGTAAGATTGTACTTATCTTTGCACTTTTTTAATATTTCCTGCAACATACCCTTATCTTATTTTTTAATATATTTAAAGTTATCTATATTATAGACTATACTTAAAAAGCAATCATATCTGTATATCCTTTTTGTGCTATAACTCCCTTACAAGCCATAGCCAAAGCCATAATTGTATCATCATGCGGACACTTAGCTATATAAGTTATACTCATTTTAGTTTTTGTTTCTACCATTGAAATCAATTCTTTAATTAATTTATCTGTAAATGTAATTGTTGCAGTATCTTCACTATTTCTTGGAATTATTAACTCCTTATTTTCTATAATCTGCCTTAGATTAATTAACATTTGATTTCTACTATAAGAATCAAACTTTGCACCTTCAACCGGATAACCCTCTATTCTTAATTGTTCATATACTGCTTGTCCAACATTACTTGGATCAATAACAAATCTAATAGTTGAAGGTATTTCATCTCCTTTTTCTTTCCCATCTTCCTTTAATCTTGGGCTAAAGGTATTATATAATTCTTTTAATCGCATCATTTTGGCAGCTATAGAAAACCCCCTATGAGTTTCACCATGAACTATTTGAGATTTATTACCAACTTTATTAAGAACAACATAAGCATCATAATCTGCTCTTGGACCAGAAGCAATTGCAAAATCACAACCTATTACTGTAAATCCGGATAGTGGTTTCATAGTAAATTTTAATGTTGGATCAAAACACTCTGTTATTAAATGTGGTGGAAATAAAGCATTCTCTGCTTCAGCCCTTGGATTGTTTAAGTATTCTCTTTGAAATGCAGCTTCTCCTATTTCATTTCTAATTTTATTAAGTTTTTCTAAAGACCAACTATCTGGCCATATACTCTTCCCATCATCATCTATTGCCTTATAGACTTTCCCAACATATTCTGGATTAACAAGTAATTCCTGCATTAGATCTGCAATATTATCAGATGTACTAATTGCTACAACAACTCCATTTTTAGCATTTGTTCTTGTAACTACAAATCTGTGCCAAATCCCATAATCATCATAAGAAGCTACTTCATCACCAAGCAAATAATCAACATGAATTCCTTTAATGTTTTCAGAATAAGGCCTACAAAATATTTTACAATGAGTAGACAAAATCATAGTTGTAGCAGAACACCAATGGCCTGCAGGTTTATCCTGGGGAATAAGTTCTTGTAGCATTTCATTATTTTCAATCCTATCTTTTATGTTTCCAAGAATTTTAGTTGCTTGATTTAAGGTTTTAGAAACAATACACATTTCTTTTTCTTTTTGTGTATATGAGGTCCATAAACAAAATGCTTCACCAAGAATTGCAGTCTTACCAAAACCAGTTGGAGCTTCAATTGCTACTCTCCTATTGTTCATAATCATATTAATCCATTCCATATGAAAGGGTTGTATGCTAAAACCAATTACTCTTTCAGCAAAAAATTTAAAGTTTGTGCATTTGATTATAAACTCTGATTCATCCATTCCCTGTAAAATATCACTCATAGTTCTCATTTAAGTTAATCCCACACAATTACTGTAACTTTCCTGCCTTCATATTTTTTGTTTACATAAATATTTGCAGAACTCTTTGAACCCCTTTTAACTTCTGTAGATACTATATCTGCATTTAAAAATAATTCTTTGAGAACATTTTTAAGATTCTCAGATTTTAGTAATCTTTCTACTGCAGTTGGAGTTGTCCTGATTGGTTGTTCCATTCAAAATCACCTTTTTCTATTCTATCAATATGTTTGTGTAATAATTTTCCTTTTTGATCTAGGAAAAAAACTATATCAATTCCCTTGCCTTTGTTCTTATCAATGCATGTAAATCTTTCTATTCTCATAATATCACCTTACTTACTTTTCATTATTTGTTTCCAATTTCCCTTTAATACTTTTTTGTATTTAGCTAACCAACTTTTTGCATTTAATGGTTTCTTCCTAAGTTTTACTTTAAGCTGTTCAGCTAACTTTTTGAGCATATAATCCTTTAATATATTATCATTTTTTGTAGTGGTTTTCCATTCATTAAAAATTATGTCTATAATTGTTTCCTTACTTATTTTCCCATAATCTTCTATGTAGTTTTTGTTTAATGAATCACAAAGAAAAATATAATCTTCACTTTCACCATCAACATAAACATATGGGACTCCTGGTCTTACATAGCTCATTTTTCTGCCTCTAACACAATTAAAAATCTTTTGTGTATTTTTTCATCAGTCTTGAATTCGTATTCATCGAACTTAACTGTGCTATATCCCTTATCTTCTGCTGCATTCATTAAATCTTTCATATCAGTATTCATTTTCTTTTTCTCCTAAGGTATTGCATTTCAAATTTTTTCCATTCTTTACTATTAGAAAAACAATAATATTTTGAAATTAAATACAACACTATTATTCCACTTAAAAAACCTAAAACAAATTTAAGCATCTTATTCCTCCACAACTTCAAAATTACATTGTTCAAAGCTAACTAAACGAAAGTTTCCTTTTCTTCCACAAGTACACTTTATTGGTTCGGCTATATCTTTTCTTTGTTTTTTAGTCCAGAATGGGGATTGTGTTTTTAATATATTTCCACAAGCTGGGCATTCAAATCTACATTCAATTCCTAACATTTTATTCCTCCTGATCTTTTCTTTTCCATTGGCTATAACATACTGCAAGCCTTTGATTATTCTTTGGGTATTCTTTTTTCATTAGTTTGTTTCCCATACATCTGCTAATAAATTCTATCTCTTTTTCTTCCTTCTTTGGTTTTGGCATTGGCATATTTATCCCTCTTATGTATTATTTTATGAATCCTTTCAGATACAACTTCAAGTTCCCCTCTTGCTTCGTGACCTAAGTTATCATAACTTTTATGATGTATCTGCATTTTACTTTTACTAACAGGATTTTTGCTATGTTCACAGACCCCATTTGATTGTGCAATTAACTCCTTGCGCTGTCTTTTCCACTCTTTTGAATTTATATATTGTTCATAATTCATTATGAAAGGGGCTGATTAAGGCATACCTTTTTAAAACCAACAATGGGAGATGGTATACCCTTTTAAGCCCCAATTAATATATATATTACACATATATTTAAACCTTTCTAATTATAAATATGTCTTATTTCCTTCAATTACCCCTTCAAACTTCCAATTGCAGCCACCCCAAACACCTTCATACTTATTTTTGACCTTTTCCCACAGCTCAGGCTTGGCTTTTGGGTTAGTTCCTTCTAAAACATACCACTTATTATTGCATTTTGTAATATTCCATGCATGTCCAAACTTATTTTTTGCATCAACATCCTTTCCTTTAGGATAATAGTACCCACACCAACAAAAGGTTTCATCTGCTTTCCATCCAGCCATTCCAATTGCAGAAGTAATGGCAACTCCACCACTATCATCACAGTCTCCAAAGCCAAACATTAAAATATCAGAGATAGGCCTCCAATTATCAACCTTATCATTTTCATAAATTATACTATTTGTGATAATCTTTTGAATTTTAGCCATATTTTCAATAGTCTTTTCAACATTAAGAAGTTTATTTCTATTTAATAACTCATACAAAATAGTGCTTTTATCAAAGGCATACTGTGGTTTGGTAAATTGTCTGTGATAATCTTTTGTTTTGCTAATAAACCTTCTTTTTGGCCTGTATATCATACTCTTAACTAACCATTCAGGCTTTTCTGCTTTGTCATTTAAGCCTGCTATTTGAGCAATATACTCCTGCTCTTTTTGAAGGCATAATTCCCTATCTAATGTTATAGTATTATCAAGATTTGTTATTTCATCTTCATTGTTTTTAATATCTAAATCTTTTTCATTAATAGTTTTTTTCAATTTTTCTATTTCTTTATTTAGATCCTTATTATAATATTCATATAAAAAATCCATAAACTTGTTTAATAACCAATTCATTGAAATCACCAAAAATCTATTTATTTTTTCAAACTTATAATAATATGCCTTATTCCTTAAAAAAGCCTAACTTACATAAAACTCCTCTTCTGAGGCTTTGGTCATTGATGGGATAATAAAAAGTAATGTACCCTCTTTCTTTCATAACAAACCCTTTTTTATCTAAACTCCTCATTATATTCATTGCTGTAGCCTTGCTTACCTTAAGAAGAGTGGCTACATCTTCCAAAATAATAAAATTATGAGGAAAAGAAGTATTAAGATATAGATTACTCATAATAACAAGCTCATTAGGCTTCAATTTTAGGTTAATATTAATCTCTTCCTGCATCTTATTTCTTCCAAAGGTGAATAGTGTTGTTTTTTTCTATTATTATTCCAGATATGTGTTTATTCTCTTCTAATCTATGTAAATAATTTTGTATGGTTTGCCAGCTTCTCTTGATATGGAACTCCTTAATCAGATTTTGCTGAATTTCCCTTGTGGTCATATGTTTATCTGACTTATTGATTAATTGTATGATAAAAGAATTCAATTTACTATTTTTCTGCCATATCCCCCTTGCCATAATATCTCTATTTTAATAATACTATATAAACATTTCTTTTAAACTTTAAACACTCTCA